TAGGAAGTAATAATGATATAGAAGGATTTAGAGAGTTTGTTGGTAGTGTTGAAAATAGAGCTACTGAAAGTGGATTATCATTATCTAATGATGAAGCTGCTGCTTATAATAGTTTAGTTAATGATGGTACTATACCTATTAAATGTGAATAATGTTACTACAATTAAATCCCACAATACCTGTGTATATCCCTGAGTTTGATGCTGAAGGATATGCTTTTTTAGTTAATGAAACACATGAAGAAGATTATCTTTATTTTACTGTAGCTTTAGATAATGGTGAAATATGGATACTTGATAATAGAAGAGTTAGATTTTGTGTTAATAGAACTAAATCTAGAAATAAAATAAATAAGTTAAATAAATCAGAATATATAAAATGAGTTGTTCAATAGATCCAGATAAAATAACAATTGGTGAAGTTAGAGATGCTATTAATGATAAGATAACTTCTAATTGGTTATCAACTGATGCTAATGAATCATCAGAGGATGTTTTTAATAGACTTAAAGCAATACAAAATAAATTAACTACTGAGTTAGTAGATAATAGTGAACTAACTAAAGGATATCATTTAGATCCTAGTGGTAAAACTATGCGTTATGTATGGTTAGATACTAAAAAGTTAGCATTTAAAGGTAGAACTACAGATACTGCTAAAGCTAAATATGCTAAAAGAAGAGGTGCTGATAAAGCAGCTGATGAATCTAAGTTACCTGATAATGAAATTAAAGCTAATGCTGGTACTAAAGTACATAAAGCAATAGAGGATATATTTAAGTTTTTAATTGTTAATGATCCTACTGGTGTGTTAGTTCCTGTTTATAAAAAGGCTGATGTTAAAAATTTAGAAGAGATTCAAAATGAATTAGGATTACCTAGTAATAATGATTGGAATATGTTAGTTGAAGAAGTTGCTAATAATGTTAAATTTATTATTGATACACAGAAAAAAATAGATCCTAATGGTAAAGCTTTACTTCAAGTTGAAGCTACACTATTTAATAAATATAAAAGTGTAGGTGGTACTGCTGACGTTCATGTAGTATTTTCAGATAAGACAGGAGGTTTAATAGACTGGAAAACAATTACTCCTAGACCATATACTATTAAAAGAGGTGTGATTACTGATGCTAACTGGATACCTGATTATAAAATGGAAGATTTTAATGCTCAAATTCCATTACTTATGGAGATGGGTAAAACTTTAGGTATTACTAGTTATAGGTTTGCTAGAGTAGCTCCTATTCAAATGGACTTACAATCAAAACTTAAAACAGATACAACTAAAACTACTGGTAACACTCTTACTGGTAAAATAAAAAGTATTAAAATTGGTACAAAAGCTAATGAGTTTTTACAACAAATTCCTATCATATTAGAAGATACAGGTAGTAAAACATTAAATAAATCTCTTGAAGAAGCATTGATTCTTAAAAACAATTTAACTAAAAGAGCAAGTAAACTAGTACAAAGTTCTCCTGAATATAAGAAATTAATGGTTAGAATTAGAAATTTAAATACTAGTATAAATCAATTAATGTTATCTAAAGATATTAAATATGTTAAACAAGAATATGAAAATATAGTTAAAAATTATTTAGATGGTCTTAATAACATAACTAAAGACATTGATAATATTAACAGTTCTGAATATTTAAGTAATGAAAAAATTCTTGATTTAAAAGCAGATATTACAATATTTAAAAATATTGCTACAGGTGCTTTAGAATTTGTTAAAGATTTACCTAATTTAACTAAGGCTCAAAAAGAAGAATACATTAATGCAATTAATATATTAAATGGTAAGTCTGATTTTTTAGAAAAACTATTACAACAAAAACTTATAGATAGAAACTTATCTGCTAATCAACAAGAACTTTTAAAAGGAGATAAAAACTTAAGTTGGTTTGATAAGTATTTTAGAAAGTTTAGTGCTATTAATAATACTATATTTAAAGTAGCTTATAATAAAATTAGTTTAGCTAATGATCAAACTAGACTATCTTTACAAGCATTTGTTAAAAAACTTACTTTATATAATAAAGAAATTGAAAAGTGGGGAGCTGCTAATGGTTATAGTGGTTTTGCTGTTTATAAACTTTTAGTTAATAGTAAAACAGGTAATTTGTATACTAAAATACAATCAGAGTTTTATGATAAATTAAAAACAGCTAGAGATACTAAAGATAAACAATTTTTAACTAAACATCTTAAGTTTAAAGATAATTATAAAGAAATTTATGAGGATAGAAAACTTAAATTTATGATTACTAACTCTTTTACTCCAGATCAAGAAACTACAAATGGTGTATTTGCTCAATGGGTTGAAGAAAATAATCCTGATAATCCTAACTATACTTTAAAATATACTGATTATTGGTATATTTATCAAGAAGTAGATGAGTCTAGTTTATCTGAAAGTGATTATAATCCTGACTTTTTAAAGATTAAAAACAATAAACCATTATTAGATTACTATAACTTTTGGTCAGATAGTATGGAAGAGTTTAGAATAATGCTAGACTTACCTTATAATACTATACCAAATAACTTTATACCATGGATTAAAAGTAATCTTACAGAACAGTATTTAACAGGAAATTTAACATTATCTACTGATAAAGTTAAACAATTAATGTCTGTTCAAGAAAATCATAGAGAGTCTAGACAAGATACTATGAAAGTAATTACTGAAATAGATCCTGAAACTGGATTAGCTAAAAGACAAATACCTAGAGTATTTATTAATCCGATAGTTAATCAACAAGGTCAAATAGATAATACTCTTAAATCTTTTGATTTATCTACTAGTTTAACAATATTTGCTGAAATGGCTTATAATTATGCCAATCTTAAAGAAGTTGAAAGTAATATGGAAGCTTTAAAAGAAATATTAGCATCTGAAGGAGTTGTTGAAACTACTAGTGATGGTAATACAAAAGCAATAAATGGTATTAATACTCCTAATAGAGAAAAATCTAAACAAAGTGATGAGTATCAAACATTTGAAAGATTAGTAGATTTTCATTTATATGGTATTTCAGATGAAGGTGGGTGGTTACTAAAAGCTAAAAAATATCATCAAATGAAAGAACTAGCTCTTTCTCCTATATCAATGACAGTTAATGCTATGGGAGCTAGAAGTAATGCTTTTTTTGAAGGTGTTAAAGGATATTATTATACTAAACAACAATTTAGAAGATCTACTAAAGATAGATTTGAAAATAAAGAATTGTATTTTGCTTTAGCTAATTTCTTTCAACCTTATGCTAATAAGCGAGGTTCTGATATGGCTAAAGAATTATCTGCTAAAAAAATAAAAAATGAATTTGTAGGTAAAATAAAAAAGACTAAAGACATTAATTATGATACATTAATGGCTGGTTATAGAGTAGCTGATGAGCATATTGATGAGCAAGTAATGTATAGTATGCTTCAAAATTATACTATTGTTAATGATAAATTACAAAGACTTACTCAAAAAGATAGAGAATCTGGTACATATAAATCTATTTTAGATAGTGCTAGAATTGAAGGTGAAGATCTTATAATAGATGGTATTCTTAATAAAAATGGTGTTACTGAAAAAGGTAAAGTATTGTATAATCAATTTAGAAGTGCAGTATTAAGTACTACTGGTAATATTAAAGGTGGTCTTAATGCTGAAGATATGAATGCCGCTAATACTTATATGGCTGGTAAATTAGCATTAACTTTTAGAAACTGGTTACCTGCTCTTGCTGAAGAAAGATTTAGAGGTATTAATGATGTATTTACTGGTTATAAAAGTACTTTAAGATATTCACCTAGAACAGGTACTATAACTGAAAGTAGATATATTGCCGCATTAACTGATCAAATGGATGTTGATGAAAAAGCATCTTTTAGATTATTAGGTTATATAGGAAAAATTATAATTAAGCTAGGACCTGAAATTCTTACATTTGGTTATATGAAAACTAGTGTAAATGAAAACAGAGCTAAGGCTGCTTTTGAAAGATTTAAACAAGAGAATCCTAATATACCAGCAATTGCAAATGGTACTTATAGATTTGAAGACTTTTTAGAATATAAACAAGGACAAATCAAAGCTCTTGCAACAGAGTTGAGATTTATTTTAATAGTTTATTCGTTATTAGCTGCTATGGGATCTGGTGGTGATGATGAAGATAAGTACTATAAAAAAAACTTTGCTACGCGTACTCTTTATAGAATTCTTAATAGATATCGAAGGGAACTTGTAGGTATTATTAATCCTAATGACTGGTTGTCAATGTTTAAAAATCCTGTTCCTTTAATGGGGTTAGGTGTTGAATTTCAATCTACACTTGCTAATTTTACTGATGAAATACTTGATGTTGTATTTGGTGAAGCTGAAGATAGGAGTATATTTAATATTAAAGGTGATGCAAAAAAGAAAGATAAAACGCCTGCATTTTATAGAACTTTAAATTGGTTGATAGGTTATAAAATGTTTAAATGGTTAGATATCTTTGAAAGAGATGAGAAGAACAAGTAAAAAAATAAAAAGGGGAGTGATTAGCTCCCCTTTATTATTATGCATTAGATGCTTGTTTTATAGCTTTTTTAGCTCGATTAATAGATTTAAAACTACCTAAGTATATTCTAGTACCATTAATAGTAGGACGTGCCATATAAGTCACGTTATTAGGGTTATTATTAGAAATATAAATTCCTTTAGGAAGTTTTTCTCCTGTACTTGTAACACGTTTACCTTTAACAGTTTTAGTAGTTACACATTTAACTTTACCTTTTGTTGTTTTAGTCTTTCCTTTCATTCTTAATCGTTTAAAATTTATTAATATTTTATTTAAATTGTTATTAAATTACCATTATTACTAGGTCCTTTATCAAACTGTCCATCTGTTACTACACTACCATTACTAAAAATAGTAGGTAGAGTTCCTAGTTGTCTAATACCTGAATTTAAGTTATCTTCATTATCATGAATATGTCCAAAACAAACTAACTTAGGTTTAATTTGAAATACTCTTTTTAATAAAGCACCACATCCACAATACTCTAATAACCACTTACCATCTATTTTATGATAAGCTAAGTCCATAATCCCTTTAGGAGGACCATGAGTTATTATAATATCAGTATCATCAGGTATAGTAGCCCACAAATCATGTAATTTTTCACGCTTCTTATTGTAAGCCCAACCTATTCCAAAACTAGGAGTATATGGACTACCCCATATCTTTAATCCTTCTATTTCAATTGAACTATTTTCTAAATAAGTAATTCCTACTGATTCAAAATTATCTTTTGTTAAATACCCAGCTTGAATAGAAGTGTCATGATTACCTGCTACAAATATTTTATACTTTATAGGAAGATTTGCAAACCAAGTTATAAAATCTCTTACTTGCATTTCATTAATAGAAGGTTCTCTAGGATTACTACAATCACCACTAAATATTACAATATCACAATCTTCAGGAGGATTAAGATATTTATGTTTAGTATGTGTATCGCTAATATGCCAAATTTTCATTTTGTTTAATTATTTTCCATTATATTCATAATCTAGTATCTTACCTACTAGATCAGATCTGTGATTTTCTTTCAGTTTAATCCATTTAATACCATCTATACTCTTAGATAGTTCAATAGCATATGAAAGTCCGTTAAACTCGTCTTTAATGTCTTTCTGCTCATTATCACCATTGATTATTATCTTACCAGTTTTTCCTAATCTAGTTAAAACAGCTAACATTTCAGCTTTAGTGGTATTTTGTGCTTCTTCAACTATTAAAATATCATCAATAGTTTTACCTCTAATAAACTGAATAGGTAAAGCTTTAATCTTTTCACTCTTCAATAGAGTATCAATTTCTTCTTTATTAGTACAACACTTATTAAGGTTATCTAAGAAAGCTTCCATATAAGGATCAAACTTTTCATTTAACTCACCAGGTAAAAAACCTAATGATTTACCTACTTCAATAGCTGCTCTTGTATTCCAAATGCAATCTACTTGTTTCTTTTTTAAGAAGTCTAGTGCTGTTTGAGCACAGACCAAGGATTTACCTGATCCTGCTCTACCAGTCACTATAACTATTTGATTGTCTATTATTAATTGTTTAGCTTTCTTTTGTTCTTCATTTAACTGAATAGCATTGATAGCTTTAATTTCATTTTTTCTTGGTCTATTTGGTGTTTTCATTACTCCTTTTAAATTGTATTAATTTTAAAGCATCAGCTAATAATATAAACTCATCATGTGTAAATCTATTTGATTTTGTATTATTACATAACCAACAACAAACAGTTAAATTATCATAAACATAATTTTTAGTATTATCTTTTCTATCAAGATTATATCTATTATTACTTGCTTTCCAATTAATTGTAGTATTACAATAAGTACAATTAGTAATATCTGTAAATTTTAAAAATTGTTCAAATGTTAAATTGCAAAAAATATTTTTCTTTTTAGCAGAATTTAATAATTTAGTATAAATAGCTTGATAAGGATGTTTTATATTTATTTTTTTTAACCCTACTGCTGATGAACAATATTGACAACATGTTGTTTTACGTCTATATAAATTATTAATTTCAACTTTAAATTCTTTATTACAATTAGTACAATTAAAATAATAATATTTTTTTAAACCTATTTTTTCAAATTTTATTGAATCTTCTATTTTTAAAATCATAATTATTATTTTATAGGACAACTACCATTATCACAATCTTGAATATCAAAATCAGATTCTTTTATTTGAACTGAAGTTATAGATATTATTTTTTTAGATAATTCATAATATTTTTCTTTACTTATTTTTTCATAAGGAGCTTGTTTAAATCCATGTCCATATTTTAATAAAAAAGATAAAGTTTTAAAATTATCTTTATAATAAGTTTTTAAATATTCTTTAATTTCAGGTAAATCTTCTTTATTGTAATATACAGTACAACTAACTGAGTTATCGCTCCATTCTGCTTGCATTTTTCTTACCATTTCAAGTTGTTCTTTCCAAGTATAATTATCTGCTACAGGAGTAGTTTCAGGTAATTTGCAAGGAAATTCTACAACCATTGTAGAACTATCATCTGAACCATCAAAATTGATTTGAGGTTCAATATGATAACCGTGAGATTTACAAACTTGTAATAAAGGTGATGATGATGCTATTCTTATACGTCTTATATAATAAGGACCAGCTGGATTAGGATGTACACCAGGTGTAACTCCTGCTAATAAACTTAATGTTCCTGAAGGTTTAACAGTTGTTAATTTAATACTGTAAGGAAATCCTTTATTTTCAGAATATTCTTTATCATATTTTCTCAACCAAACATATGCATCTTTCAACCAAGATCTTTGTTCTTCAGTAGCTTGGAGAATACCAGTCATACCTATACCCATTCTCATATTAGTATTTACAATAGCTTCTGTTTCTTTAAGACTACAATGTAATGCTAAAGAATGTTTATTAACTCTATAAGTTAATCCTAAAATACTAATTAATTCATCATATGAAGTAATATTAGGTAAATAAACTTCAGATAAACAACAAGTTTCAAAATTATTTAAAGATTGTTCTGCACAAGGATTGTATACAACTACATTTTTATCAGGATAATTAGTATCTCCTGTTCTTCCTATTTTTCTAGATAATTCTAAATTTATAAATCCATAAGGTTCACCTTGATTATAAGTTTCCCAAAAAGCTTCAGGTAATTTAGATACATCATCACAAGCAACTGAATTATTACTCATAGATCTCCAATTAGGAATAGAACCTAAATCCCATCTTTTAGCTTGTAAATATTCTATATCATCATAATCACCTATACTTATTTGAGCACTTCTACGTACATTTCCAGCTACTACAATAAAACCAATAATATTCATAATATCTAAACAATCTATAGGTCTAAGATTATTATTTGCTCTATTATTTAAAATATTATTAATTTCATTAATACCCCAACATAATTCTTCTGGTCCGCTAGCTGTACCTCCAAATCCTTTAATAGGAGCACCTTTACTTCTTATAAGTTGTGTACTGTAAGTAAAACTTTCACCTGAATAAAAATGAGCTTTAAGAACTTTACCTAAAAGTTTTACCCAACCTTCACGAGTATCTGGTACAATATAATCAGCATCTGCTGTATCTAATCGTTTAACTTCAAGTTTATTTTTTAAAATAGGTATTTTATTTACATATTCTTTTTGAATATTAAAACCAACACCAACACCTAACATTAAACTTTCAAAAGTCCAAGTAAAAGGTCTTATAGGACTATCTACTACAACACCAGCACAATTTTGTAAACTAGGTAATCCTAATTTATCTACAGTTGTTGTACCTAATTGCCACATAAATCTACCAGCCACACTCCATTTAAGAGCAGATCTAGTTTTTCTATAAAGTTCTTCTTCTTCAAAAGTAAATCCTACATTTAATTGAGTTTTACATGCTTTTAATTCTCTTTCAATAACATCATAAAATTCTTCTGTAGGAGAATTTATATCTTCTTCATTTAATCTTCTAGCATAAGTTCTTTTAAATGTAATGTACCCAATTTCTCCCCAAGGAGTTTTGTTTAATTCTTTTTCTTTATTTTCTATCATATATATTATTTAATTTCTACACTTAATTGAGTAGGGGGATACAATATATCCCCCACACTCGTCATTCCCAACTTATTCTAATAATATATAGAATAGTACTTACTGATTTTGTTTAAGAGCAGTAATTGTATCTCTTAGGATAGTGGCTTTCTCAAAATCTTGTTGTTTTATAGCTTCATTTAATTCAGCATTTTTTTGTTCAATAATTTTAGCATTATTATCACTAGCTTTATAACTATAAGTAGTTTCTGAATAGAATCCACCACTAGGAGTTTTACCACTAATTTCTGTTACTATAAATCCATCTTTTTCATATACTTTTTTAGTCATTTCAGACTTATTAAGTTCTGATTCAATACGTTCTTCTAATGAACTAGTATTTAAAAATTTACTAAAATATTGGCTTAAATAGTTTGGCTTTGATCTGTCCATATTACTTTTTATTAGGGTTTTTAATTGAAATTGAATGATACTTACCACAATCATTACATCTATACTGTTGAGTATATCTACCAGCTGCACTAATTCGTAGTTTAACTTTTCTAATATTAGTAGAGTTACATTCTACACAATGTAGTCCATCACCTTCTATACGTACAGTTTTTGTAATTTTGTTCTTTAAATAAGGATTAAGTTTTAAGAATACTTTTTCTAATAAAACAACATCGTTCTTACAATATTGTACCATTTTATACAAAGATTGTCTGTTATTTCTTAAAATAATATCATCCCATAACTCTAATCCACCTGTTTCTATTTTACCAGCAAGACCTATAAACTTACTTATATAATCTAATTTATTAGAATTAAATAAAAATAGTTTTTTAGCTTCTTTTAAAGTATCAATAGACTGAATATAAGGAGTTAATGCTACTCCATGGTACAAACACCTAGTTCTAAACCATTTAACGTCAAATTTATCACTATTATGTCCTACCACTTCATCAGCTGAATTTAAGATCTCTGAGAACTTAAGAATCATGCTACTATCATCTCCTCTATTCCATGTTAAACATTTAACATTTTTATCACCTTCCCACTTGTAACAGATACAAATTATGGCTCTTTCTTTAATTATACTACTAGGATCTAGCTTAATATCGTAACCAATCCTCCAGGATTTTACAATATTATAACTAGTTTCTATATCAAAGTATAATCTTTTGATCTTATTAACTCTCTTATTAGTTACTTTCATTCTTTAAATATTTATTAATAATTCCTTCAATATTAGGTTTAACTTTATCAGGATCAGTTATTAAATATTCTTTAATAATAGATTTTTCTTCCTCACTACAACTATTATAAAGAATAGCAACTTGATCAGTTTTTATACCTAATAAATGAGCTGTGACTTGTATAAAGCCGTCAGTTTCATTAGTTTCCTGAACTTCCAAATCCTCCATGTCCTCTATCAGTTATAGGTAATTCAGATACTTCACTAAAATGAATAGTAGGTACAGGCATTACAATTAGTTGACCTATTTTATCTCCTATATTATAAATCTTAGGATTAGTTTTATATTTAAAACGTAGTTTTATTTCACCTACATAACCAGAATCTACTACACCTACAGCATTAGCTAAAAATAAATCTTTTTTAGATACACTACTTCTAGGATAAATAAATCCAGCATAACCTTCAGGAACTTTTACAGCAATACCAGTACCATACTCATAATACGCAGCTTCTTCAGGTGTAGCTGGTACATGAGTTACACTAACTGCTGTTAAATCTGCACCAGCATCAGTTAAATTAGCATACATAGGCATTTGAGCTTGAGGATGTAGCTTTTTTAGTTTTACATACACATAATTAGGCTTAATGTCTTCTGCATACTTTAATGTTTCTTCTTTATTCATTCTATTCAAATATTAATTCTGTTTGTTTATTACTACTTATTTTGTAACTAATATTTCTATCATCAATTACAGTACCAGTTAAAATACCATCTAAAGCCATCATTGCATTACAAGCTACTAAAGCTAAATGATGTACATTAGATTCATCTATATCATCTTTATCAATATTAGTTAAATATTGATTTAAATGTCTATGTAATGCATCTAAATATCTAGTTACAGGCATTGGTTTAGAATAATTAAATTGTCCATATTTATTTAATCCAACCGTAAAACCTTTTGCTACTTCTAATAAAGCTTTTTGAGGTATACTAGTAAAACTAGGTTTACCTTTATCAAACTTTGTAGCCATCTCATTAGTCTTTAAAGTGTTCATCTTTATAAATTTCAATGTCTAAATTTGGTATACTCATAATTTCTGCATCAGGACTTAATTTCTCATTAAGTTCATCTTCAAGTTTTTTTCTAGCTTCTTTAGTAGGATATAAGCATTCTTTAATTTTCTTATAAACTATTTTAGTCATATCATACTTTAACAAAGTGTTTAGTAGATTTTCTTTATAGTCTTCAGACATTTTAGAATACTTACCCTCTATAAATTTATAATAATCATTCACATATTGCTGAGGTATATTCATCTTAATAATGTACCAATTATTTGTAGATTTAGTTCCACAATAATATTCATCTGTATTTAAAGTATCATTAATCTTATTAAAATTATAAAAATCTTTAATAGGTTTCTTAAATACAAGATACATTACAGGATCTTTTTTACCTATGTAGCAATTGTGAAAATCTTCACCATAAAAATCAAAAGGATAACTTAACATACATCTAATAAAAACTCTAGCTTTTGTTAACTTATTGTAATCAAAATTAGATTTTTTATTATTAGTTTCCTCATTCTCCACAACAATCATCCTTAATTTATTAATTATTATATATTTAAACTAACTTCAAAATTAATGATTTCTTCTATCTTAGTAAGAATAAATATTTCAACATCTTTGATATTATCTAATAACTTAACTAAATTATAGTTTAAAGCAAACTCATTAATACCTAACTGTTCACCTAACACATCAGTATAAGCATCAAGAACTACTGTTCTCATAGATGCATTATCATCTAAATTAAGTAAAAGTTTATAAGCAAATGCTATACCCTTACCTTTTAATCCTTTAATATTATCAATAGAATCACCAACTATAACTTGTGTCCATAAGCTATAAAATGCTTCACTACTATCAACTTCATAGAAATCATTACTTTTGTAATTATAATGAGTACCCTCAATTTGGTTTAAATCCTTATCTGTATGTACTAATACAGTAGAAATATTTTGAGTTTTGAAATAGTTATTAGCCACATTAACTAAATCATCAGCTTCAAAGCCTTCCATCTTAATAAAATTCCAATTACTAATACAATAATTAGTTAATTCTTTAAGATATTTAGGTTTTTCTAATTTCTTTCTGTTAGCTTTATACTCTGTATATAAACTATATCTATGAGAGCCTCCTGTTAATAGTGCTACATAGTATATACAACCTGAGTTCATTAAGATATTAGTAAAATGAATATTAAATTCATTTATTACATTATCTAAAGTTCTTTCAATTTGATTACCATATTGCTCTATTTGTTCATCAGTCTGTTTTTTATCAACAGCTGTTGCATAAATTATACTATCAGCATCTATAATAGCCACTTTATAGTTATCTTTTTGTATAATTTTTATGTTGTTAATATAGTCAACTAAGGAACTTCTTAGTTGACTATTAACATTAATTTTTGTGTTATTCTGCATATTCTACAAACTCTGCATAATTTTCTACATCTTCAGTATGCATTGCTTCTAACCACATATTATATATTTTTCTATAATCTTGATTTTGTATAAACATTTGATAATAACGCCATAATTCGTTATCACCTTGTTCATAAGCAATTATAAATTGATCCGCAGGAATTTGATCAGGATAACAGTATTCTTCGATCATACTACCTAAAGCATAATCACCATTAATTGCTGCTTCATATTCATCTGAATGTATTCCAAATTTAGATTCGACAGCATTAAGTAGTTTTTCAGAATAAAAGATTTTATTCTTGTTTTTTGTATTTATCATATACACTAATATTACTATATTGATTAATTAAATATTCATTTAAATTATCAACAATAGCCTCATATTCAACTTGAATATCTTCTTTATATATGTAACAATCATTAGCTTCATCATAATCAAATATTTCATCTAATGTATCATACTTATTTTTTATCAAGATATCAGCTAAATCTTGAGCTACTGTTAATGAATTTAAAGTAATTTCAACACTTTTAATCGCTTTTTCAGCATGGTTATTCATCATTTATAGTATAAATTGTTATAATCAGTTTTCGACTTTCATCTGGACTAGGACAATATCTAGTAGGTATTTCTCTTATAAACTCAATAGAATCATCAGCACCTATTATAGTTTTTAAACAATCTAATAATACCTTACGATATATTAAAGCCAGATTATCTAAATCCCAATTATTACTACCTTTAGGTTTAATAAACTTAATGTCTACTCCTAATGGGTATAATTGTTTAGGTATTACTTTTAAATCTTTTAAATGTTTATAAAAGAATTTCTTAACCTCATTAGCAATCTTATTTCTAAGATTGTGATTAAGACCTACCCAAATATCCTGACCAGATATTTTTTTATATTTAGGTTTACCGACACTACGAATATTTTTTAATACTTTTTCATTATTTTCAATACTTATAAGTTCACCTGATTTATTAAAAGTATATTTATTATTTTGATACTTTTTAGGTATCTTATCTGTTTTCTTATAATAAACAGGTCTTCTTTTGTTACTAAGAGTTACATATTCTATGTAATCTTCGATGCTTACCTGATAGATTATATCTTTCTCTTCTATTCTATATCCCACAATAATCTATATTAAATGTGTTATAGTAAGCTATCTATCAACATTTGAGCATCACTTAATCCATATACTCTAATAAAATCACTAAGATCTTTAGTACCATATTGGTCAGGTATAAACAAAGGTGTTATATCTTTATAAGTATTTATGAGATGAGCAGTACCCTGTTTACCTCCTTTGTCATTATCATATAATGAATAAATATATTCAATACCACGTTGTTTTACCTCTTCATAAATCTTATTAGATAATGAATTCATTTCGCCTTGTAAACTTATACTTTGGTACCCCAATTTATATAGACACATGACATCTTTTAAACTCTTGGTTATAATTAGGATGTTTTCAGAAGTAAACTTCTTACTAGAATCTAAAAAACACTTGGTTTTAAAATAGTTATATCCCTCTATATCATTTTGACTACCAGAAAACAGCCATTTAGTTTTCTTGTTTTTAGTTAAAGGACAATAGATTTTGTATGATTGATGAAATTTATATGCATATACAGGATTATTTCTATTGTATATGCGACATAAACTACCATTTAACCATACATATTTACAACTATACACATTAAATAGTTTTAAAGTATCAATATCAATGTAATATTGACCCCAATATTCTTTATCTACAAGTGTATAATCTTGACTTTCTATTGTAATGATATTCTTCTTAACAGATAACTTAATACTATCACTAGAATTAAATAACATTCTAGTAGCATTAGTACTAATATCTTTTAATTTAAAATCATTAGAAATAATTTTAAGAGCTTCCTGAAAATTACAGTTGTATAATTTTTGTACTATACTAAAACAGTCAAATGTTTCATTAGTACTAAAATCTTTAGCAATAAATTTATCACCAACATACTTTATACCAAAACTAGGATTTCTATCTTCCCTAAAAGGAGAAGATATTAGATTACTATATTGTAGTTTAGTGTTAAGATAATACTCTATAATTTGTTGATCAGATAGCTTACTTAACACAAAATCTTTGGTTATGTAAGAATCTTCGGAATTAATATTTGAAAAATCAAACATAACCTAGATTTATGTTAATTAATAATTAATTTAATTTATTTAATTTAGTATTGATTAAAATGGTAGCGAATCTATTTGATCAGTTACTTTAGCACCATTAGCTTCTACAGTAGCTTTATTTACACGTTTAAGATCATACTCAATATTTGGATTATAAGTAAGAGCACTCATCTCAGATGTAACTGTCATAGGTTCAGCAAAATTAGGTAAACCTAATACAGTCTTAACATATACTTTACCATCACGTTGAGATACATATTCCTCACCTGTAAATTTCATTCTTAGTTTCTTACCACTAAGAATCTTATTAATATCTTGTAGAGTTGTTGCAGAATTAACTACATTCTCATCAACAACTTTAGTCATCATATGTTTTAGTTTCCTCATAGTATATTGAGGAGCATTACCTTCCATAGACATATCAATATTAAGTTCTGCACCATTATCTAAACTAAATGGTACACGAATTACTGCTTTACCATTAGGAGTTGTTTCTGATGTGATTGTACCTATTGTTACATTATCATGTACTCCTGGTTTAACAGATGGTTTAACACTTGAACCTGATTGAACGTCACTGAAATTAAATGTAATATTACTCATATATTTGTTGTTTAAAAAGTTAAAAATAAATTGGATTATACTTATGTAAATTATTATATATCTATTAATCAATATAGATTTTATCCCAATAAGTTTCTAGCTTATTGTTTTTCATAGTTGCTACTACAAGTTCTTGATTTCTCAAGTGTTCTGGTCTAGCACCGCATGTTATTAAATCACTACTATTAAAATTAAGTATGGTATTATCACCATCTCTAGATAAGAAACCAATAGCATCTGCAGTTGAACACAATAAACTTTTAAGCTTACCTGTTAAATCAATATCAGCAGCCATAACTTCTTTACCTTTAATCTCAATAGATTTGTCTTTTAAATGACCTAAGAATATTACATTATGAGATAGACTTTTAATATAATCTACAACATCAAAGAATGCTTCTCTTAAGTATAAATAACCAGCACCGTTTGGTAATTTGAGTACACTTTCTCCATCAAAGTTCTTACCCATAGGGGTTTCTTTGTACTTTTTTATAGCAAGTGGCATTACCATATCTTCTAAAGCTGTAATAGTATCTACAGCAATATACTTATAAGGTCTGCCTGCTTTTTTAATTTCTTCACCATAAGTTTTAAGATCAGCTAGATCATTAATAGTTACCTTCATAGCATCTACAAAATCACTACCTTTCTCAAAATCTAGTAATAAACAATTATCTAATTGTGCAATTAGACTTGTTTTACCTGCTTTTGGTTTAGAATAAATTACCAATACTCCTGGAGATTTTCTACTAGGAGGAATCCTACTAGTTGGTAAAATAACCTTACTACTCTTTTCTACTTCTACACTCATCTAGTTATTTTAATTGTTTTACTTTAATTTACTTAAATACTCTTGATATAAAGCATCAGTCATTTCATCTACTTTAGGTAATTCTATAAATGTACCTGCTCTAGCATTAAATAGAGTACCTATTGCAATATTGTCAATAGATAATCTGTTTTTAATAATCTTTAGCATTACAAAATTACTTCTAAAGTCATGAAGTTTATACTTTAGGCATTCTCTCATATCTAATTTCCAAGGATTCATTAGACCAATAACAACATCACTATCGTCATATGGATTTCTAGTATTCTTAAAATCAGATTGTTGAGGTGATATATCAACACCTTTAAGTTTACTACGTTCCACACTAGATAGTGAGTCATTAAATTGGCTAATATTAAAGAAACTCATACCAAACTGGTTGGACAATTCTACGCAATATTCAGACCACTTATCAATATTTTCCTTAACAGAGAAACCTCTCTCTAAGCTCATTAAAGATAAGTGATCTAAAACTACTACGCATTGCCAATTTGGATTATAAGGTTTAAAGCTTACAATCTTTTGTTTCTGTTTACCTTCATGATCAGTATATGTTTCATAACTAAACTTACCATGTTTCTTACCATGTTCCCACAATGTAAAGTACATTCCAGTAGGGTTCTCTGGTTTAAAATAGAAGTTTATTCTAGAAAACATTTCTTCCATAAAAGGTATTTCCTTATTAACTATTTCTAGCTCAGATTGAGATAACCTATTCTGACCTAAGCCTTTAATTGTTTCAGGAGGGATTATAATTCCATATTTGTTGTAAATGATACTACTTAACCAATTACATTGTTTAGTAACTTTATCAATCTCATAAGAGTAATAAAACACATCTAGTTTTATACCTTTCTTATCAGCATCTTGAATAGCATTACTAATCATATAATCACATAAAGTTGTCTTACCAGTACCTGAATTACCACCGATAAGAGTCTTACACTTTCTTTGTACACCAAATATGTAATTATTCAATCTATTAAAACCATTAGATAGACCTTCATATTTACCTTCTAACCCCTCTTCTATCCTAAGTTTTAAATCACTCATTCTTTACCTCTATACCCCTTCTAAATCATTACTTATTTTATATGTATCTTGATTATCATTAATACCTTGGACATAGGCTTCACAATAACCAGATAACATACTAGTTCCATCTTTAATTATAAAGTATGGAGCTAATTTCATTTTATCATAGTTCCTTGCTTTACAATCATTAATATAATTCTTTGTGGCTTCTAGAATTATATCTTTTGTAAATTGAGGATTATCAATGATAAACTTATTCATTTTATTACTACAATCTTGTATACTACTCCTTACATAAAAACCACCTGACTTTATACCTTTAGGAAACAAATCATAATATTCTTCTATCCAAGATACTTTATAAGGTATTAGTTTTTCATTACTAGGAGCACTCTTAACAAATTCTTTAAAGATTAATTCTCCTTTAGAAGTTAATCTAAGATTGTTTGAATACAAATCTTCTAGTGATATCTTATTTTCATTTTGAACAATTCTACATATAAATTGTTTTTGTGTTAAATTACTTATTATATAATTAGTATAGGGTTCTACATCGTGATAATCACAAATAATATCAATATTTTTATTATATAACGAGTATAATAAAACATATTCTTGAAAATCTATATTATTATTTAATAAGTTTTTAACTAATAAATGTAATTGACTCATAAATCATCATTATCAACAGATTGTTCAGCTTCATCATAACTTTCTAGCATATCAAAAAATGGATCATTAGCTGGAGGTTGTTCTACAGGAGTACTATTAACAGGAGTATTTTCAACAACAGCATTATTTATCATTGCAGTTAAATAATCATTCATTGCATTAATAGATGTTCCAGTTGTATTATAAGATAAATTACCAGTATAGTGTCCAGACTTTAGTTTTATAGTATCAAATGCACTTTTATACATATTTATCTTTTTATAATAATCTAAAGCTTTATATTCTTCACCCTCATTATGTGATTTAAAAATACTATTAAAACATTTTGATTTATAGTTATAAAAATCATTTCTAGCTTCATCAATAAGATTACCATTTATAATTGATTCTTCAATATCTGATAATTCATTATCAATTTTATCAAGTTTATTAGTATGTCTTTCTAAATTACTAGTTAATTTATTCTTTTCATTAAGTAGTTTATGATAATTAGAATCACTTCTTAAAATACATTCTTGAACATTTTTATAAGTATTTAGTCTAGAAGTATAATCTTGAAAAGTAACTGCTATATTATCTATTAAATTAGATATTTCTGAACTATTAGAAGTAAAAAATACAATTGCAAAATCAGAATTTTTATCTATTTTAATATCATAATCTTCTTCTAAATAAAAAGGGAATTGATTATGCATACTATTAAAGTAAAATTCTACTCTTAATTTAGTATTAAATATAGGTTGTAGTATATTTCTAATTAGTTCTTCAGCAAGATTATCGTGATTTGTATACGGACTAAAACCATCATTTACATCAACATTTACTAACTTTAAAGGTACTAAAATAGCTCTTTTATTTTGTGCTAATTTTATAAAATTAGTAATTTGATTGTCTTTTTTATTATCTTTAAAATTGTTATTTAAGTAATATTTTATATTACTCATAACTTGAAAGTTTTTGTAAGTGGAATTAATAACTTCCCACACAGCGTTAAAAACAGTTTCTACGTTAGCTTTATTTTTATTATCCATATTTTTAATTATTATTCATACCAATTATTATAATCATCATAACTTCCTTGATTATAAGATTTTCTAGTTTTAAACATTTTTATTACATTAGTATAATCATCAATATCTTCCATATCTGACCATACTATATTATACTTAGTTAATAAAGTATTTTTAATTGCATTTGTTACTATAAGATCTATAAAATAAACACTATAATTATTTTCTGTAATTATTTTACTTATTGTTTTTAATAACACACCTTGACTTACAAATATCTCAGGAGTTTCTAAATTATATACACAAAAAGATTCAACAGATAATAATTTTTGTATAACATTATCTAAACTAACATAATCATTATAAGTGTAATAATTTAGATTAGATGCTACTTGATAAATATTAGAGAATAAAACTGATTTGGTATCAGCTTTATTCTCTTCAATTGTACTAACATAATCAATTGTATAATCAAAAGAAGTATTTACAATACTTTTTATATTTTTTTCAATACTTTTTACCATATTTAAGAAGTTAATGTTTGTATTAATCTAGATTTAATTTTAGGTACTTCTTCTTTATAAAAATTCTCATAAAACATAATCAAAGCTTTAGAATTAAATTTAGTTTTATAGAAATTATTTACATTATTAACTTGTAAATTAGTATTTCTACTAATTGTATCATAAAGTGCTCTTAATTTCTTTCTTTTATTATTAGAAATACTTTCTCCATATAAATTAACTAATTTCATGTAATCTTTATAAATACTTACATAAGCTTTTTTAGGTATTACTTGAAACTCATCATTTAAACTTCTAGCACTTACAACACAACTAAGATCATCATTAAAATCTATAGATTTAATTGTTAAAGCATGAGTAACATCTGGATTTTCACTAGAATTATAACAATTAAAAATATAATACAACTTATCAGCTTTAATTTTAACATTGAATTTATCAATATCTTTCTTAGCTCTTAAGAAGAAGTGATCTTTATTACTTTTATCAATATTAATATAAACATCTAAGTTAGTATTAGTATTATCATTAGTATCACTATCACTAAAATTTATAAAAGTTTTAGGTTTTTTTCTAAAAGAAGTTTGATTACTATTTTTAGTATTACCTATAATTTTTAAATCAGACTTAGGAGCTTCTAGAATTTCTATTGTAAAATCAAAGTTAGTATTAACTTTTCTTTTAATCTCAGTATTTGCTTTATTATCAATACTAATAATTTTAGCTTCTGATGGTTTATCTTTAGGACCTTCTAGTTGTAATTGACTAGTTGGAGTTGGTGAATTACGAATAGAATTTAAAGCTTTACCCCACCAATGAGAGTAAATACTATTTATATCATCATAATCATCAATATCATTACTAGTATTTTTTATTTCAACACCTCCTCTATCATTATAAAGACCATTAGAATAACCTTTATTACTAAATAAGAAGCCTTTCTCAGAAACAAAATTACCTGCTCTAATCAACTCTCTATCAGGAAACATAAAACATACTTTCTGACCTACTAAGTCTTGATTAATACTACTAGTAAAAGCATCTTCACCTTTTAGTTTTAACTCAGCAATCTCTTTATCTGATCCAAAATTAGTATAAGCCCAATTAAAACTATCACTTAAATCTGAAGCAATATCATAATAACTACTATGATAGAAAATACCATTATGAGCAAATACACCTGTTTCTATATTATCACTATCTAAAGTTAAAATAGAACCTTTAGGACCTTCAGTAGGTAATTCTCCTAACACATAAGGATGTTGGTTATAAGTACTTTTATTACCAGCAGTGCCTTGTCTAAGGTGAATCATTAACTCATCACCAGGTTGAATATCACAAGATTTTAACCACTTATAAAATTCATCTACAGTTTGATTATAATAACCTTTATTTAGCATAAGAGTGTTGGAGAGCTGTTTTCTAACAGCTCCGCCAATACCATCTCTATTAAAAGTTATTCCATTATTTACAGACCAGATTACAAATTCATGGTCATACACTACATTACTTGGTTTTATTATCAGTAAACACATTAGGATATTAGTTGTTTAATATTAAGTTTTTCATTTGTTGACTCTACATCAATATCTTCATCAGCTGTTACACTAAAGATTTGTGTTCTAGAATCAATGAATTCATTTAATTTTCTATAAGATTTAGGATAAACTTTTTTAATTACATTTTTAAGTGTAATAGGTTCTTTATTATTATCAAACATAATATAGTTATTAATTATATCTTTATGATAATTTTCAGAAAAGTTTACAATAGCCATACAAATCTTTACCCAGTTCTTAATTTTAATAAAATTAGTACTAGCATTAAAAGGTCTAAATTCTACTGTATAACAAGGAGGATTAGTATTTCTAGTATTAAATAAAGCTGGAATAAAATTAATCCAACAATATCTAATATTACTATGATTGTAACCTACTTTAGCACCTCTAGGATGATTTTTAGTTTTATTAACTTTATCACTAGGAGGACAATCTGCTGCTAAAGTAAACAATTCTGTGTAATAATTATCTATTCTAATCTTTAAATCCATAACACTTGTGCAGTTATTGAAATTAAAATCTAGATTAGGTAACTTTCTACAATATTCATTATTACCTCTACTTGCAGGTAGCATATTGAAAATATCTTTTTCTAATGCTTTAGCAAGTTTAAAGAGCATAACGATATTAGCATTATTAAAGTTAGCATTACCAATGTGAGTATGAATACCACATGTATAATTAATCTCACTTCTTTTAGCTAATTCAGTACAAATGTACTGCAGATGTTCAAAGCCTTTATCGCCTTTAAGAACACCTGTAATGACTTCTGGACCATACTTTTCACCTCTAGTATTTTTAATACTACCGTCTTTCTCTACTTTAATATTCATATCAGTAAAGAAATGTGGTGGAAAGCAACAGTCAGCCATTTCTATTTCTACACCGAAGGTATATTTAAGACCTTCTGTAATAAGATGAGTATTAGAATCTAAACCAAATCTATAATTATGATTTATATCATTAGTTTTATCTTGAAGATTACTAAACTCAGGAAAATAATAACCATTTGGATATTGGCAATAATTATCATCCTTTTTCAATCTATCTTTTTTAACTATCATACCTGATTTTGGACCTATTATAAATATTTTTTTATAAGCTTCTAAAAATTCTTTACCATTTATTAAAAAAAGTTTTGATTGACTATCAAGACCTGCTAAATTTGGAAAATACTTTAAAGGTATTGTTAATAAATTAGAAAAATCATTATTATTTACAGATACCTTAGTAAAAGATGTTAGAGCATGTATATTACTTTCAGTAATAATCTCTGGATTATCTACTAAATTTGCTATATAAGCATTTTTAATTTTATTATAAGGATAATAGATACCATTAATATAACACTGTGTATAAGCAGCATATGCTCCATATTTCATTACTTCTGTTTTAGGAACAACTGTAATATGATTAATACCAATACAAACTTGAACGCAATTAGATTTACTTACCAACTTACCTTGGTATACTATCATATTACTAAGTTTATCTTCACTACCAAAACAATCTTTAACCATAATATCAGGATCGTTTTCATATACTCTTTTCTTCTTTTGTAAAAAGTATTTTTTATAATCTTTTTTATAATAGAATTCTAAAATATTTTCACAAAGCACTTCTGCAATTTGTTTTTTATTATTGATTAGACCTATTCGATAAAATTCAGTTTTATTAGGTTGAGAAATAGTATTGAATGTTATAATTTTCCACTTTTCTTTAGGATTTTGAGTTATTTTTATAAAATCACCTATAAAGTATTTTACATCATTTATTTGAATATAATCAAATCCATTTATTGTACCTCTAGTTATTACGCCAACATTTGTTTTTTCCATGAATCTACAGCATTTATTAATAAACTACTTGTTTTTTCTTTTAATTCATCTAAAGTATTACTTGCAGCTTTCATTGCAGCTATACTCATAGCATCAGCTTCTTCTGCTAATACATCTGTAAGATCATTGATAGTTATAATCATATCTTCAGCTATATCAAATAAAGCAGACATTTCTTTGTTATCAAAAGTTTTCATCAATTTTGTTAACTCATCAGAAGTTAATAAATGATTATCTACTATATACTGACCTATAAAAGATTCTTGTGTAAATAAATTAGTTTGATGATCAGATTCATTAAATCCATTTGTTTTATTTTTTAAGAAACTATTAATAGTATCATCATAAACATTGTATTTAGATATTTCTGTAGTTTCAGTAGGTCTTAAATACTTAGCTTGTACATCATAGTATTCATTATCCATAGAACTTAAACAATTAAGCAATTTCTCACCTTTACTGTTAATACGTTCTATATGTCTAATACTAACTACATCACCTCTATTAAATACAATTTTATCTGGGTTATTAACATCAGTTAACTTCTTCATTACTACAACATAACTATCAACCATAGCATCTAATGGTTTATTAGGTTGATTATAATAAAAATTAAAAGGTAACGAAGTCATTGTTTTACCTTCACTATTTTCAATAGTAAGAGTTTGTTTCTCATGATTTACTTCTTTTAATAAATAGTAACTATTTGTAGTTATATCAAAATCTGTATTATTTTTAGCTGGTATATATCTATCAGATTTAATCCAATTATTAAGATACTTACTCCAATAGTTAAAATGAGCTCCTGTTAAAGCATTGTCGCTGCTATTATTATTGTTATGACTATGATTATTATTGCTGTTATTTTGATATAATCTATAGGGTCTACAGGGAATAATAAGTTCTTTGATTATTTTACCCTCAAAGATAGTATATAAAGTATTAGTATTAAATTCTTTAATATCAGTACAATCAATAGCTTCTAGAGATTCTTCAAGACTACTAATATACATACCTTCATCACTCATACCATAAAACAAAGGTCTTTGATTATTCAATCTGAAAGTCATTAACAAACTATTTTGTTGACCTTTCTTTAATTTAATATTCTTATCACCAATTAATAAACTAGCAGAACCATCAATTTCAGAAAGTATCTTAGTATTAAAATTAGTATCTAAGATTTTGTGCAAAACTTGAGTATCTGTTGTATAATCAGAACCACTAATTCCATGTTTATATGCTAAATTAGTATAGTTATTTAATGTACCGTTATGAGCTAAAACAGCATTATCACCTACAAAAGGATGTGCTACATTTAGCATATTTTTACCTATAGTACCTTGTCTAACATGACCTATAAGCATATAATCCTCTTGAATTGTTTTAAAGTCTTTAGTAAGAAATTTAGTTGCTTGATCTAAAGATTTTACTAAATTATTTTCAGGACTCCAAAAACCTGAAGCATCTTTACCTCTATCTTGATTATAAAGAAATAAAGTCTTTATTTTATTTTTATCAAACTTTTGACCTTTATGACCTGAAAAACCTAATAATCCACACATATTTTTATTTTTAAATTTATAATTTTGTTTTTAATTTTAATTATCCTACTACTACTTTAGTAGCTGGTTCAGCTATTGTTTGATTAATATTATATTTATCACAAAGATATTGAGCTATTTCAACGTCATTGTTATTAATACAATTAATAATTGCTTGACAATCTTCAATATGTTCATCCATTACAAAACCATTATTAATAGCTTCAATAGCTGCAAAAGTATTATCAAATACCCACTTAACATGTTCTGGAGATTGAAACCAGAATTGACCTAGAGTTCTAAGTTCAGTAGTTACGCTACCAATTCTATGTTCACCAGCTTTACCATAAAGTTTTCTTCTTAAACTACCATTAGTATTAATTAGAATACTTGGAATAGTAAGATACAAATCCAATACTCTAATAAGATTAATAGAAGTTTCATAATTCATATTAGCATATGAAATATGTAAATGACCACCCACAGATCTAAGATTACTATCTGTAGCACTAGGTCTTGGATTTACTTCTAAATCCCAAGCATTCATACTAGGACTGCAACCAAATTCTTTAGCAATAGGATTATCTAATTCTTTATCACTAAAGACAGCAGCATCTGGACTACCATCATTAATTACTTCAATATTTAATCCTTTAGAAGCAAATTCTTTATTGATAAAATCAATAATAAACATACAATCATTATACATCTTAGTATAATGATTAGTTGGAGGTAAAGTAAGCTCTAATGCTACGTTATCCTCTTGTACACCATAACCATCTTTAATAAATCTAGGTGAATCTTTACTACCACCTATAAGACCAATACCTGATACATATTCTTTTGTTGTTTTATCTCTTAAAAAGAATTCTGGATCACTACCTAATCTTACATTTTCAATTTTAGTAAGATTATTTTTATCTAATTTTATTACAATATTTTTCATAGTATAATTTAAAAGTTTAACAAATTTAATTTTTTATTAGTTTTTTTATTGCTTTTAGACAATAGATACTGAATCAACGTATTACTAAAGTCATCAAAAGTCATTCTTTCAGGATGATATTGCACACCTATAATATTTAATTCATTATGCATAAAAGCTTCTACAATGTAATGATTACCTTCAGTAAAGGTATATTCTACATCTTTGTTTACAAGTAAAGGAGTTAAATCAGGATTTTTAGATAAGCTTTCTAGAGTAACACCTTGATGATGATAACTATTAACTTTATATACATTTTTAAATGTAGTACCATTAAATTCTTGATATATTTTGTTAACTGCAATAGAATTAACTTTACAAGTATTTACATCTTCTTTATCACTACTACCACTATAACCATGGTAAGCACTAACATTTTGAATTAAAGGCACACCAAAATGTATTGCAAGTTGTTGCATACCTAAGCAAATACCAAAGATAGGTATATTAGCATTAATATACTGAGGTAAATTTACTTTAGCAAAATAATCCTTATAAGGATCTGCCATACTATTTTGAAAACTTGGTACTTGATTGTAGTTATAAGACATAGTATCTGCACCACCTGGTAATACTACTAAATCTAAATCAGTTCTAATATTACTATTTGGTGTTAGTATTTCTACTTGACCAAAATTACTTAAGTATTCTAAATATGCTTTTTGTACACCAAAACTATTATCACCTAATGACCAACCTGGTATTCCTATTAATTTTTTACTCATTTTAATTTAATTTATTTGCTTTTAATAATCTTAATTTTGAATATAAACTTTCAGCTGATTGTGGATCAGTTAAAAGTTTATACAATTTTGTATATTCTTTTAAAGTATATGTTTGAGAATAAGTACTATCTTTAGTAAAAAACTTTTTACAATTATCTTGATCTTTTAATTTTAATCTTAAATTAGATGTATTTATAATTCTATTAATTTTACTAATAACAATAAAACTTTTATCAAGAGTTAGACCTACACTATAACTAATAAAACTATTATAGTTACTAATGCGATGAAAACCTTTATGACCAGTTACACAATCAGTAGGTATCATTCTATTAGCAACTTGATATAAAAAGAAAAGATCTAATTTATTTTCAAATAAATCACAGAGTTCAATAAATCTTGCTGGAACATGTAATTGATAGTTTAAAATTAAACTTCTAATAGCTTGCCAATGAAGTATTAACCAAGATTTTTCATTTGGTTCAATATCACTATAATCCATTTCTATATAGACATGAGTTTTAGTTATATTCTTAATACTCCAAGGTGACCCCATCTTTTGTAATAAAGATACATATTTTTCTATATATTCTATATTAGAATATTTATCTTTTAATGGGTTAACAAACTTATCTAATTCAATAAACATCTGAAGATATGTATCACTATAAATATATTTAGTACCAGCATAGTAAGCATCTGATAATAATAATTTATTATCGTAAGATTTTTGAAAGTCTTGCCATATAAATTGACAACAATTTTCAATACATTGTTTTAAATTTATTTTAGATGTTTTATCAAATAAGAATAAGTTACCTAATGCTTGATCACTTTTACTTAAAAAATCATCTGGTAATGTTTTTAAACAAGATTCAATTTTTACACTAACTGCTTCTTCAATTTCCATTATTATTTCCTTTTTTAATAATTAACTTAGGTAATATTTCAATATATTTAGTAGCTACAATACTAATATCGTCATTAGTACTAGATAAACTACTTGCACTATTACATTCTAATAGAATATATTCTTGATATTCTCTTGGTTTACCATTACCTTTAGTAGCACTTTGTACTCTAACATCAAAACTAAGAATATCAGCTTTAATATGTTTTAAAGCTTTAACACAATCTTCAACAATATCATTCCAAGAATTAGGTTTATTAAATTGAGGATTAGATTCAAGTAACCAAACACAATTAGAATCATTTCTATACCAAGATTCTTCTTCAGCAGTATCACTCTTTAAAGCTTTTCTACAAGTATAAAAACAACCATCTTCAGTTACATGTAATCTATATTCTAAAGCATAGTTATAGAACTTCTCAAAGATATAGTTAGATAAATTCTTATTGTTTATCCACTTATTAAGTTGTTCCATATTATGTAATAAAGTATTACCTTCACCACGACTACCATATATATGTTTAGCTACAATAGGAAAGTTTTCATTAGCCCAATCATTTAGAGCTCCATCTGTCCACATATCAGCTGTACAAACATCTGCTTGTATAAAAGCTTGTTTCATTAGTTTTTTATTAGAGCTAATTTTAATAGCATCTACAGTATTAATCTCAATCCTTTTACCACCATGAGCTACAGTATCATACATTTCAGTAGTACTACCCAATCTAATTACACTTTTAAAAGGTGTAAGAGGAAGGTTAGTTCTAAGTATAGAATGACTAGGATGTCTTGATTTAATTTGTGGTCTAAATTTTGTAAATTTGGGTTTAAGCTGTTTGGACTTCTTTACTGTTGACATTGTTATTATTAATTAATTGTGAGTAATCTAACTTATATCCTATTATACCTAAGTTATGAGTACTAGTATCACCTCTAAGATTACTAAAATCTTGTGGTAATGGTCCGTACTTTAATATATTTTTAAGTTTAGGTAAAGCTTGTTTAACCAAACTTATATCATCCATAAAAGCATTAAATTTTTCTAACCATTCAATAGGATCTTTCATAGTATTATCATAAAATTGTCCTACTCTAAGTAATAAAGAGTATAAACTTATCATGTAAGTACTCGTAGTCCATATTATAGGTACTTCTATAAAGTATAGATTATCTGATACTTCAACAATTGTTGTATTATCAAAAGCATCAAGATCTAAATGTTCTTCTATTTGATTCATAAAGAACTCTAAGTTTTTATAGTTCTTTTTTAATCTTTCAACATCTTTTAAATATGTAGTAGTGTTGTATTGACAACTATATTTATATGGACATATTGATATTGCGATATAACCAAACTTTTTATCAAATATGTCTTGTTTACCTTTTAAATGACAACCATATGCACTAATAGGTTTATTAGTATGTTCAGCAAATATAACATCATTTAGATAATCTTTACAAGGACTAATAGGTTGTATTGTTTCAAATACATCATTTTTTACTTTCTTCAAAAAAGCAAAACCCATTTGATTACTTCTACCTTCACAAAGTTTAGAACGGCATTGTTTGTTTACTATTTGTATCATAAATAACTTTTTTAACGTTTTTAATAAGAGTTGGATAATGTTTACCATTGTATTCTAAATAAACTATATTTGTATTGTTAATTAATTTACCTGTTTTTTTATCTGCATATTTATGCTTACGAGATATTAGATTAATAACTTTACAAATAGTATTTTTAGGTATAGGTAATTTTTTAGAGTTAACTAATTTAACAGAATCACCTACTCTAATATTTAAATTAGGTTTATGTACTTGTAATACTATTTTAGGTTCAGTAAATAAATACTCACAATCACTTTCTACAAATCTTAGTTTTTTACCTTCAGGTGTTATTATTATTATAGTATCTCTATGGTTACCATCAATTTTACATTTAAAATTTAATTCTATTTTAAAAGGAAAATTTTGATTTACTAATTTTGATTTAATTTTTCTATAATTAAAGATTTTTGATGATTCTTCAAAACTTTTAATTTTTACTTCATTAGCTAGTCTTCTTCCTATAATTTGTTTATGTATTACTGGATATAGACCAGATCTAGAAGCTAATTCATACTTATTAGTTTCTAAATTGTATATATAGTATTCATTGTTTTCATTAGGTTTGCTAGCTATTATACCAAGTTTAGGTTTAAGATTTCCTATTTGAACCCAGTCAGCAAATTTTAAATTAGTCATTGTTAAAATAAACTTAATTGTGTATTAATTATTGTATCTATTTCTTTCTGAGCTTCTCTAATATAAAATTGATAATTTATATCATATTCGTGCATTTGTTTGTTTATAAAGTTATTAAATATAGTTACTTGATAATCTTTATTAATAACTTCACTAGTGCCTTTAGAATAGTATTTTATGAAGTTTGCTCCTTTATTAGATATATAATATCTAACATTCTTTTGTTGCTTTTCAACTAATTCTGCAGCTATACCATCTTTATAACCTAAATAATGTATTTGACCATAACTATCTCTACCAAATTTCTGTCTACCACAAAAATCATATACATTAGTATGATTCATAATAGTATTTCTAATAGGTATATTATTTACAAAGAATTGACTTAAAGCATAAGGTATAATTTTAAAACTATTATCTTTATGATAAGCAGGTTCAGAACCAACTACTTTATCTACTTCAAATGCACCTTTATATTTAACTTTCCCTTTAGTAGTTACAGCTAAATAATTATTTACATCTCTAATTACCATCTTAGAATACTCTACATATTCTAATTGTAATTTAGTTTGCTGTTCCCAATTCTTACAAATGTTGTAGTATGCATTAATACTGTGTTGATTATTAGGTATTTTGAGAGTAATACCGTCAGTATTAATTTGCAATACAGTCATATCTTTAATTCTATCAACTAATTCTTCTGCTAACATAGTTAGTAATAGTTGACCATTTAAAGTTATACACATTGTAAATTTAGGATCATATAAGAAACTATTAATATCATTAGATTTACCATATACTGAATTTGCAGCTAATTTAAATCCATCAGATAATACCATATTACCTTCAGATTTAGCTTCTAAACGCATATTTATGATAGATTGATATA